GGCAGTTCCGGAGGTTGGTAATCTTGATAATCCCGGTCTCAGGGAGTTGATGGGTGCGTCCAACCTATTCGTTCTGCCCTCTCAGGTCGAGGGGTTCGGGATGCCAACAGTCGAGGCAGCGGCCTGCGGTCTACCTGTAGCCGTTACAAAGTACGGCGCTGGCTGGGAAGTTGCAGGACTCTGCGGAGGGACGGGCATCAGCCCTCATGATTGGGAGGTCCACAAGAGCGGGACCAGATACGCCAATCTCGACCCGATGGAGATTGCCAAGACGATTGCTGCCCTACAGCGCAATCCTCGTAAACTGGCGAGGATGCGTGAGGAAGGTCTAGCCGCTGTTAAGCACTTCGACTGGTCCAGATTTGAGGAATACCTAATTGGCAAGTCGCAGGAGACAGTCTCCGGGTTCGAGACAAGGCGTCAACTACAGAAAGAGACTAGTCAAGGGCGGGAAGAAGCCGGGGCGTAGGCCGGGGCACTTCGAGTTAATCCGTCTCGCTATGAGGGATAAGCGCCGTCAACTTCCTCTAAAGTCTCGCGCAAGGATAACGGCTGCTGGTCTGATGTCAGCGTCTAGGGCAGGCTCTCTCCTGCGTCGTAAGAAGCGCAAGCGCAGTCGCTTGCTGAGGAAGGGCTAACAGTCGTGGCCAATCTGATTACAGCACAATACTTTAATGACCAGATGGCTACCCTAGGACTTAAAGCCACTTTCGCTGTCGCTGGTGCTTATCTAGATACCCTGATTACCGAGGCTTCCGATTGGGTCGAGGGTTACTGCGACCGAAAGTTTGAACTACAAGAAGTCACAGAAGAAATCTATGGTCCAAAAAAGGGTGGCCGTAGGTTAGTAGCGGACAACTATCCGGTTGTTTCGGTTACCTCCGCTTACTGGCAGGATGACCTAGGTTATACTGGTTCTCTCGATGTTTCGAGGATGCGCGTTCTTTTGGGTGGAATAATCGAGTGGAAGACCCCGTTTGCCTACGGCTCGCTCTATTCAGGTGAATGGTACCCGAACGTATTCTACACGATTACCTATCAGACTGGCTACGCTACCATCCCGACCAATGTCCAGCGTGCTACGGCTTTGAAGGTTGCTAACTTAATGCAGCCGCAGTATCAAGGTGTTCAGACGCAGGATGTCATGATGGTCTCCAACATAGAGGCCCTAATCGTAGACCTCCTAGAGCCTTTTAGGCGAGAACGCTTAGGATAACGTAATGCCGATTGACCTAGAAGTCACTGTTAGTGGCTTCAATGAGGCTCTCGCCCATATTCAGAAGGTCAAGGATTACGTTGACTCTAGCCCTAAGGAAGTTGGTATTGCTGGCCTTAATGCGGCTGGTTCCATCTTCGAGCAAAACTTTGATGCCGAGGGTGTTGGTTTTGGCGTCGGTGGCTGGGCTAGTCTAGCGGATAGCACGGTAGCAAAGAGAGAGGCGCTAGGTTTTGGCGGTGAGCACCCAATCCTAATTCGCTACGGAGACCTCCGAGAGATAACCGCCACAACATTGCGAGTCGCTGGTGGGTCGGGAACGTTTTCTATGACCGACAATGGCGGTGCTCAAATCGGAGTAGAAATAACCGCTGGTGACTTCGGTGCCACGGCTAGGGCCTTCGGTGAGAAGTCTCTAAATCAAAATCCAACACAAACAGCACCGGCCCGTCCGTACTGGTTTACCAGTGCGACGGTTACTCGTGCTGTCCGCAAGCGTGCCGTTGATACTCTAGCGGCAGGCATCCAGAGGCTATAGTGGAAGATATCGTTGACGCAATTGTAGCCGAACTGGAACTTCTAAAGGATGCAACGTTCGCTGATGGCGGATGCTCTGACATCCTGACAATCGAAGCCGTCTACTGGGGTGACCCCGGTATTATTCCGGTTAACGCATATCCGTGTTTTACAGTGCAGCCCGTCAGGGATTTGCCTGACATAGAGACCACCGGCTATGAAGTCGTCAACTTCGAGGTACTAATCACCCTTCTAATTGACTCTCGTGAGTTTTGGAACGCTTCCGTTCTAGAGGCAACGGGCGACAGGCAGATGGTCAAAGTCATGAAGAACGTGCGCAATTGGTTCCGCACTGACCACAACCGTTCCCTCAGGGGACAGGATGGGGTACGTGAGGTTAAGGCATCTGGCACTGACTACATGGTTCAAAGGCGGGACTCGGTTGTAGCCAAGTCCGCACAAGTCACGCTAACTGTTAACAAGCAGCGCGAGCGTGAGCAGTAAAGAGGATACAACACTATGGGCCTTGGCGCACTTGGCTACGTCGGATATGGAGTGGAGACCACCGAAGGTACTGCGGTAGCACCTACTAAGTACATTCCGGTTACTTCGTTCTCGTTTGAGGACTCCAACGACTTCATCGTGCCTGACCAGATTAGGCACAGCCGCGATAAGTATATCGCTATGGCGGCTCCGTATACGGTTTCCGGCACTATGGAAATGGAACTCATCCCAACGGATGTGGCCTCTCTATTGAAGTCGGCCTTCACGGCTACGCCTGTTTCTTCCGCATACTCCGGTGGCGGATACCAGCACGTTTATACACCCGCATCTGTAGTCGAAACGGTTACGTTCGAGTCCAGTGCGTCAGACGTTTTGATTATGCGCTACTCCGGAGTGCGTGTCAATACCCTTGAAATCAAGGCTGCGTTCGGGGAAATCGTTACGGCTTCCTTCGGACTAGAAGGCCTCGACCGTGAAAAGCAGGTTAGTGCATCTAGCCCATCCTTCACGAATGTAACGCCGTTCCACTTCTCGGGAGCGGATATCAAGGTTGCTTCGGGTACGCTCTTGACCACCGTCAAGGACTTTACCTTCGGGGTTAACAACAACATCGAACGTATCGGAACACTTCGCAAGACTCGTGCTTGGAAGCGTCTAGAACTCGGTATGCGTGAAGTAACTCTTGCGCTGACAATCGACTTCACCGATACCTCTGAGTACGATAGGTTCCTGAACGAAGACATCTTTGATGTTGACCTTCACCTACAGGGACAGACGGCTTTGGCCGGAATGACCAGCAAGCCAATCTTGCGTATTCAGGTTCCTAACGTTCGTTGGAACAAGGTTAACGTTCCGCTTTCGGCAGGTGACTACCTAGAGCAGAGCGTCGAGGCCTTGATTGTCGCCCCTATCGGCGGCGACATCTTTGTGGCGACACTCGTCAACAACGAGTCCTCCGTAGAGTAATCAGGCACACAATCAGCGGGCGGGGCTTCGGCCTCGCCTGCCACCACTAGCCCCACGAGGGGCAGGGAAGGAATAGAATGGGCATCCTAAAGAAGGCGTCTACCGAAACCCACAACATCATGCTAGACGAGACGGATTACATTACCGTCCGAAACAGTATCTCTAAGAAGGCTTTCAACGCTATCGCTACGGCGATGCCCAAGAGCCTACAGGGTGGCGATGCTGACAGCCTAGACCTTGGTGAGGCTATGGAATTCCAGCGTGAACTGTTCGGATTTCTGGTCGTTGGCTGGTCACTTCCGTATCCGCCTACCGTTGATGAGTATGACGCTCTAGACACCGATGCAGGTAACGCCGTTGACAAGGCCCTCGGGGAGTACTTCGAGACCCTGACCCCTTCTAGCGCCGAGGGAAAATCGCCTTCGACCTCGCCAGAAATCACGCCTCAGGCGTAAGGTCGGATAACCTCCGTCGCGCAAACCCAAGGATAGCACAAGCCTTCGATGCCTACCTGAGTTGTCGAACGGTCCAACTATTCCACTTTTCCGTTGAGAAGAAAAACAAGGTCGAACACAAGATAACCGAGTTCGTCACTGGCTATTCTCAACTACCCGAGGCTGGCGGGTTGCTCGACCAACCAGTTTGGCTTATGGATATCTTCGACCAGTTTCGTGCTGGCGAAAACGCCATAGCCGCTAAGTCACTAAAGTAGGTACAAATGGGCCACGAACCTAGTAACAACTATTGCAAGAGCGCAACCGTTGATACTAGGTACGTGGCCTCTTTTTTTGTGGGCACTGAATGAGCGACCTGTCTGATATCCAGTTACGCATTCGCGTAGAAATAGTTAACAGCGCCGCTATCATGCAGTTGGTGTCCAACATGAACGCGGTTTCAGCCGCCACCAAAAAGGTTGGCGATACCACCGACACGACTCGCAAGTCTACGAGCGCCTTCGTCAGGGCCTTCGATATGGTTACCGGTCACCTTGCTGGTGTCGAGCGAGCGATGGATGCTGTGTTCCGTGCCTCCGTCCACATGCAGGCAATGGGTCGTGACCTATTGGGCTTCGCTCAAAAGGTTGCTGGTGGCGTTAAGGGAATGACCGACGCTTGGGGAGACTTCGAGTTCACCCTCAACCGCGCCGCTGGCGCAATGGGTATCTTCGACCCGTTGACACCGATGTACAACAAGTTGAAGGACGCTATTTACGCAACGGCTCGTGAGTTGCGGGTATTCCCGGCCGAAGACATCGCAAAGGGTGTTTACTACTGGCAGTCTGCTACCGGTCAGAACATCAAGACCCAAAAGGATTTGGGTATCGCAATGAGTGGTGTTACCGCTATCATGAAGGCAGCGGCCATCACTCAGACCGACTACCAGACGGCCATCAAGGGTGTTTACTCGGTTCTAACTCAGTACAAGATGCCTTTGTCGGCGGCGTCTGATGTTACCGCTAAGATGATGTTGATTACGCAGAAGACGGCCCTCGAATTCCCTGACCTAGTTAACGCTTTCAAGATGGTCGGTCCGGTTGCTAAGGCCAGCGGAGCGTCATTCGATGAGGTCGCTACCGTTCTAGGTAGGCTTGGAGACGCAGGTATCCGTGGCTCTAT